CCGTAGCCAGCCTTTAGGTGCGCTGGGTCCTTCTTGGCCCACCACTTCTTCCAGACATCGTGCCACTTCGAGATGCGGACATCTGGGTAGCCGACTGGCTGCTGCACCCAGACCATAAGAGCAGCGCCCTGCTTGGCTGCTGCCATCGCGTCATCCCACGACTTGGCGTAGCGTGCCTTGCCACCGAGTACAGCGATAGTCTGCGCGGCTTCTTTGAGTGAGCCGCCTGCGTCGTTCTTGCCCTGCACATCTTTGCGCCCTGTCGCCTTCTCGAATGCGGCGACTCCCTGAGCGGCGCTGTAGTCCACGGTGTAGCCAGAAGCCCACGAGACTGCGGCCGCAGCCGATGACCAGGTGCAGTCATCAAGGATCTGATTGGCTGCGCCCTTGACCTGCGCTTCAGCGTCGGCGTAGAGCTGCGACTTGACGCGGTACAGCGGCATTAGGCGTTCTCTTTCTTGATCAGCACGGCGATTGCTCGACCGGCTGCGTCAAAGTCCAGAGCGGCGCTGACAGGGAATCCCTCTGTGCAGCCCTCTGAGTAGTCGTTGCCATCTTCGCCCTGCTTCCAGAGCGTGCCGCCAAAGGCGCTGTTCTCGGTGTTCAGTACGAGAGCCACCCACTCACCTGGCGCGGTATTGATGCGCGTCCAACCCTGCTCGTGGATCTGTTCGATGTGATCTGCTGCGCTCATTATTCCTCCATCCACCTAAGTGGTCCAGTGACGAGCCAGATGATTGTCAGCCCACCGAACAGCGTCGCCATTGTGGACTGCGTGTCGCCCTCTGGCAGAACAACGACAGCAAAGAGCAAGCCTAGGATCGTCCAGGCTCCGCCTACTAGGTCAATGATAATCCGCTTGATCACTTGCTTGCCTTTCTCGCTGCACTTGCAGCTGCTGCACTGGCTGCGGTCGATGCTGCGGCGACGGCCGCACTGGCTACCTGACCGACGATGATGGCGATGGCGACTGGTGCAGCCTTCTCTTTCTCGACCGGAGAGAGATCCTTGCCGAGATTGGCAATCGCTTCCACAGCCTGCGTGACGGTCTCCGCTACTGCGGCTGCCGCCTCTCCGACTGCTTCGCTCACTGCCGCAATAGTCTCACCGACTACCGCTGCTGCTTCTTCCGCAATGTTATCTGGTGAGGCACTCGGTGAAGGCGTTGGCTCCACGCTCGGCTCAGGTGTTGGAGTTTCGGTCGGCGTTGGTTCTACTGACGGTTCAGGAGTAGGTACAGGAGTGGGAGTAGGAGTAGGGGTGACTGTCGGAGTAGGAACTGGCGACGGCTCGGCCGTGGGCGACGGCTGGGGTGTGGCAGTCGGTGTCGGTTCTGGGGTTGGTTCAACACTTGGCGACTCACTTTCTGTAGGGCTTGGGGTAGGCTCCGGCGATGGAGTTTCTGATGGACTTGGTTCTGGCGTTGGCTCAACAGATGGTTCTGGGCTTGGCTCTGGTGACGGCTCTGCGCTTGGCTCTGGCGTTGGTAGCGCGCTGGTAGTCAGCCACTCAGTTGGCACGGTGCCGTAGCCGAGAGTTGGTGCGCCGTACCAGAGACGCGCACACGCGCCACCACCCCACTCGAACATCCAGATGTCGAGCGCGTAGGACTGACCTGCGACGAGCTGCGAGTAGCCCTCATTCGGTCCAGACCAGTGACCGCCGCAGCCGTGGAAGTTCCAGTCATCAAGCGTCAGCACGCCGTCTAGCGTCATCCTCCAGCCATCGTCGCTCCAGTTGAGGAACTCCCACTGGCCGCTCTCTGGCACCGTCAGCCAGCCTGTGAAGTTCACAAGGAAGAAGTCGCCTGGGCAGCCCTCTGCCGGTGGAGCGCCGCCCCAGTCGTAGTCGATGTTTGGCACGACGGCGGAGTAGCAGACTGGCAGGTCTGGCGTGGTCTCCCACGGAACGAGTCCAAGCGGTGAGCCGTCGTAGACGGTCATCGTCACGCCCTGCTGCGGCAGATCCTCAGCGCGCACGATGGGCAGGAAGATGAGCGTGCTGAAGACGATCCCTAGCAGTGGGAACGCGGCGCGCTTCACTTAGCGAGCAGCGATGCGAGTAGCGGCACAAGTACGCTGAACAACAGCGCACCGATAGCCACTAGTCCTCCTTTGAGTTTGTCCACATCTGAGCGCACCTGATCCAGCTTGGCCGAGTGTGAGTCCAGCCGCTCGATCAGTTGGTCAATCTGGCGTGGGGTCATCGTGACTCCAGCGCGGCAAGTCGATCTTCAAGGTCGTTCACGCGATGTAGGAGCGCAGCGATGATTACGCGCTCATCGTATCCGTCTGGCAAGCCTTCGCCGTCATAGGTCACGGCGCAGCCAAGCCCAGCTTCCACAATCTCTTCAGCGATGAGTCCCAGCGTGTGCTGGCCGCTCGGCACGAGATTGCCTTCAGCATCTTTCTCCAACGCTTCGTAGTGGACTGCGCGCAAGTTCTTGGCTGCTGCCAGCACTGCGTCATCCGCCTCAACGATGTTTGTCTTGACGCGGCGTGTTGAAGAGTCACGGCGCAAGGCGTAGTTGACTCCACTGATCAGCACCCAGCGTGCGCTGTTGGTGGTCACGGTGGTGGTGTTTGCTTCTGCTTGCAACTCTCCGTTGCCAGTGATCGGAACCGTAGTATCTGTACCTTGTAATGCGATGTCAATATTATTGTCGACAACTAGATTGCCGCCCAAAGTCATCCCATTGACAACATTGAGTGTGTCACCAACCGTAAGGTCACTCGAAAAAACGCTAGAGTTCTGAACATCAATGCCTGCGCTGAAGGTCGTGTTCGTGCCGTCATCGCTGATGTATCGAGTTGTCTGATCGCCAGGGAAGATACGCGCAGTCGTGATGTTGGCTCGGTTGCCGGTGTCATTGCGCGTGAACTGCACGGCTGAAACTCCAAGGACTCCGACGGTGAGTCCAGTGCCAAGGTTGACATCCGCGCCAGTCACGGTGAGATCGCCGCCGAGCGTCACATTGCCTGTGCCGCCGTTTGGCTCAATGTTGAGAACACCGTTGACCTGTCGCACACGAGTTGGCGCATAGGTGGCAGGCGTTGAGTATTCCGCGAACAGGTTGGTTTGATCTCCGCGCACAAGCCGCACCTCAGTGATGTCAACCGTTGATACAGAGGCAGGCGTTGTTGCCGTCGTTGAGACCGTAATGGTCACATAGATGAAGGCCGCATCCGACGGCGCGGCATTAGTCGTAGCGATAGGTGGATTCAGCCAGTTCGTGCCGGTACCAAGAGTGGCAAAGGTTGCCGTGAATGTGCCGCTAGAGCCAGTCGTGGTGTAGTCCTGCTTGTAATACTGGTAGGCAATCGTGAGGCTGATGTTGGCGGTGTTGGTTGCACTCGCCGTGTTGAGTTCTGGGAAGTGAGCAAAGGCTCGGTTGCGAGAAGAAGCAACTGGCACGAAGCGCGTTAGGGTTGCGCTCTTTCCAGTAAGAGTTGAGGCAGCAATGCTCAAGCGAAGCACATTGCCAGATCCTGCGGAAGCAGACGCAACAACTGCAGCCGTGATGGCTCCAGCGCTGTTGACATCTGTGAAGGTCCAGTACGGCAGTGGGTTCTCGTCGGTGATCGTGTCGCCTGCTGCATCCGGCGGAATGGCGAAGTCACCGTTAGCAACGCCTGCCTGAATCTCTCGAAGCGCAGCAGGACCAAAGAGCAGCGCGGTCTCGCCGTCGCTCGATGTGCTGACGAGCGGTGCGCCCTTGTCGGCGTTTACGCCGCCCTCAAACGCTCCGAAGCCTTCTAGGTTTGTGCCGTACTTACCCACTCTTACTCTCCTGCAATGAGGCCGCGCAGCCCCTTCAGATACTGACGGCGGAAGTCCGCCTGAATCTGATACTGAACTTGGTAGGTGCCGCCACCTTCAGCGAAGGTCATCGTCACGGTTGCGATGTAGAGGATCGTAGATGACAAGTCCAGCGCAGGCGCAGTCAGCTTCACATAAGCCCCAGGGAGCCACGCCTTGACGAGCGTGTAGGTTGCCGCTGCCGTCAGCGCATAGCCTTGGCTGTAGCCATACTCCCAATCTGGCGCAGAGGTCTGGCTGAGGTTCGCACCGGCAATGGTGAACGAGACGGTGCGTACTGGCTTGCCGCGCGTCACCATCGTGGCACGAGCTAGAGCACCGATGGTTGCGCCGCGATCCGCCTTGGCGACGATCTTTGGCGCGCTAAAGACTTCGTGCGGCAGAGGACCATTGCGGCTCGCCAGCCCAGCACCGTTGCGGCTGTAGGTGCCTGTGTAGGTGCGGAAGTATGGGTCGTTGGTCGGAGCCGTGGGCCAGGTCTGATTATTGTCGTAGCGCGCATAGGCTGAGTCAGCCTGCACAAAGATTCCCTTGACGATGTCCGAGTGATCGAGATTGACCGAGAGGTCGCGTGCCAGCAGGCGCGTCACGGTGGAGGCGCTGCCAGTCTGGACGCTTGCAGGATCGGTGACGATCTCTGCCGGAGCCGTGGCGTAGGTTGGGGCCGTGGTCTTTGGTCCGTAGTTCAGTCGCCCATCGGTATCAACCCAGTAGCGGTACTGAATGTCAGCGATGCCGCCTGCTGCCTCAGCGACCTGATCCAAAGCGCTTTGTAGCGTTGATGCCTTGAAGGTCTGCTTGCCGATGGTCTGCGCGGAGCCTGTGTAGATCGCGCGCGTAGAGCCGCTGATCACGCTCGTGTCTAGGATCTGTCGAGTGGTCGCATCGTTGACCTGTGTGTTTACGCGAGCCAGCAAGCCGTTGATGATGTCTCGGTCGGTAGAGGTAGACGAGCCAAGCGTGAACGAGTCCACAAAGGAGGTCGCTCGGATACCTGTCGTGCCGTTGCGAACGATGGTCTTTTGCAGCCAGCCATCTGCGTCCTCAGCAGTGACGGTTGCGCGCGATCCAAGGCCGTTCTCCAACATTCGCGCATCGATGCCAGTGATATAGCCAAGGAAGATCGGTGACGAGCCGCTATAGCGGCTGTCAAAGAACTGCACGCGCGCATTGTCGTAGACCGCGCCAGAGCGCCACCACGGCCCTGCCACTGGAGTCTTTGGCTCAATCACATCGAACTGCATTGAACCGCCGTTGCCGTCGCCTGAGAGCGTGAGCGTCAGGCTGGCAAGGTCAACATACGGCGTGGTCGTAGCACTTGGAGCTGGGAGGTCAAGAAGGTTCGCGCCGCTGTCAACGCCAGCCACGATCAGGCTGAATGGGTTTGCCATTTAGCGACCGCGCTTGAAGGTGCCTGTTCGGTTGATCGAGTCAGTCACGACGGTGTCCACCTTGCCTGTGCCGATGAAGATGTTGTTGGTGGTAGCTCCGCCTCCCATCGGTG